CTGCAGTACTGGAACATTGCGCTGGATGAGCTAGCAGCCATGGCCGGTCGGATTCCGATGCTCATCACGGCGGTCGGAAAGTCCTATCGTTCTATCGCTGCGGATCTCATGGCCCGTGGATCTAGTGTCGTCATTCATGATCCGACAGAGCTCGATCAGACAATGCGGGATGCGCTCCAGGAAACGACAGTGATTACCATCCGGGAGATCATCGGAGACAAGCTGCAGCGCGAAAAGATTCCAAACGTCTTCATCGGCCACCCATACGAACGAGCCGATCGACTACCGACTGAGATCCAGACTCGAGCAGTCACTCTATCCAGGGTGGACTTTGATAAGAATACTCACCTGGTCGTCGAGGCGAATCGGATGCTCGCAGAGGATCTGCAGATTCAGATCTGCGGCACGCTGAACACTCTCTACTCAAAGATTCGACTCGATAGGATTGATCCAGACTGGAGGCGAAACTATGCTGGAGACTGGCCGGCTAAGTCATCGACCGCACTGCCGCTGCAGATTGCAGGCACAGCAGAGGCTGTAATCGACCTCTCTACAATCAAAGGCGACGGCGGCGGCACTCAGTACTCATTCCTCGAGATATTAGACGCTGGACGGCCAATGATTATCCATCAAGACTGGCTGACTGGCGATCGACGATACGACGAAATCGCTCCAGCTATATACACCGCTATATATACGCCAGAGGATCTCGCAGCTGCAGTCTCAGAGTCACCTACCTACGACTCATCCGCAGCTGAAGCTATCCTTCAAGATCATGACTCCCAGAAGATTGCCGAGCAGATCCTGGAGGTGCTGATCTAATGGCACAGCGAGGACGACCACCGAAGCCGATCGAGCAGAAGAAGAAGCTCGGCAATCCAGGTCGCAGACCACTACCCTCCGACGATGAGCTCCAGCAGCTGCCACGCGCCATCGACATCCCCGAGCCACCACGTCCACTGCTGCAGCCCGGCCGTGAACTGTGGGAGCGGATCTGGCAGCTCGGAGACGACTGGATCAGCCCAGACTCAGACCTCGAAATCCTACTGCTCACCTGCGAAATGATTGACGAGCGGTGGAACCTACGGATCCGCGCCATGCAAGACCAGGATCTGTCGATCGGTCGCCGAGTAGATAGGCTCCAGGGGCAGATTGTCGAGAACCTATCGCTGCTGGGACTCACGCCTGCCGATAGGACTCGGCTCGGTGTTGCTAGAGTAAAGGCTCGAAGCAAAGTGGAGGAAATGATTGCCCGATCAAGAGCACACGGCATGGCCTCCGAGGTGGACGACTCCAGTCCCTGAACAGGCCATCGCAGATAGCTACGCGCCCAGAGTCATCGAGTTCGCCGACGAGTACGGTCTCATAACGAAGGACTCGGTCGCCGGGTCTGCAGGATCGCCGCTCGTCTTACGCGACTGGCAGCAGGAACTACTACGGCATATCTTCGCCTGGGAGGATGGTGGCCTACGCCACCGGATCAGTCTCGTCGGTATGCCACGAAAGAACGGCAAATCTGCCCTCGGATCTATCCTTGCCCTCCAGTCACTGATCCTCGGACCACAGGGTGGCGAGGTCTACTCGGTAGCTGCCGAGACAGAGCAGGCACGGATCGTCTTCCGCGATGCAGTGAAGATGGTGGAGGCTAACGAAGAGCTCGCCAATATGGTGAAGGTCTACCGCAATGCCATCCACTTCGAGGCGATGAACTCGGTCTATCGAGTGCTCAGTGCTGAGGCCTACTCGAAGGAGGGGCTGTCGCCGACGTTCACGATCTTCGATGAGCTTCATGCACAGCCCAGCCGTGAGCTGTTCGACGTAATGTCTCTCGCAATGGGAGCCCGAGGCAACAAGTCCAGTCTCGTCGCCATTACAACCGCTGGAGTGAAAGCCGACTCGACCGGCCGCGACTCGATCGCTTACAGTCTTTACAACTACGGCAAGCAGATCGTCCGCGGTGAGGTGGAGGATCCGTCGTTCTTCATGGCGTGGTGGGAGGCGGCACCCGAGGCAGATCATCGAGACCCGCAGACCTGGCTCGAAGCCAACCCTGGCTACGGCGACCTGAACGCCGACAGTGACTTTCACTCTGCTGTCCGCCGCACACCCGAGGCCGAGTTTCGGACGAAACGCTGTAACCAATGGGTGAGCTCGCAGATATCATGGCTGCCGTCGGGATCGTGGGAGCAATGCGCGGCCGACATTACGATATCGCCGGACGACGAAATCGTGCTCGGCTTCGACGGATCTTTCAGTGGTGACGCCTCGGTGATCGTCGGCTGCACTATGCCGAAAGACGAAGACCGACACTCCCAGAATGTTCCTCGTCAAAGCCTGGGAGAAGACCGAAGACGACGACATGGACTGGCGCGTCGACATCCAAGACGTCGAGCATACGATCCTGGACTTCTGCCGTCGACATCCGAAAGTCCGCGAAATCGCGTGCGACCCGTTCAGGTGGCAGCGATCCATGGAGGTCCTCGAGAACGCTGGACTGCCAATCGTCGAGTGGCCATCCACGTCACCACGGCGTATGGTTCCAGCTTGTGCAAAGTTCTACGATGCTGTCGTCGAGCAGAGGATCCAGCACGACTCGGATCCAACACTCGCCCGCCACCTCGAGAACGCCGTAACCAAGATCGACTCACTCGGACCACGGATCGTCAAAGAGAAAAGGAACTCGCCGAGGAAGATCGACGCGGCAGTCGCAGCTGTCCTCGCATACGATAGGGCAACACAGGCTAGAATAGAAGAAGTCGTTCCTCAGTTCTTCGGATAGGTGACATGACCACAGCCCTACAGATCGCAGGTGCAGCACTGATTACCGCAGGCGCTGCACTGCTATCCATCCCAGCTGGACTGATCGTCGGCGGCAGCTTCGCCATCCTCATCGGTATCGCGCTAAGGAGATAAATGTTCGACCGCCTATTCGAGTCTCGAGCGATCGACTTCCAGACAGTCTTTGAGTCTGGCGACGATATTGCCTTCGGCAATCTGTCCGCCACCAACATCGACGAGAAGACCGTCCTCCAGGTCAACGCTGTCTTCTCTGCAGTGTCACTCATCGCCGACACGATTTCCACGCTGCCACTCGACTCTTATGTGCGCGACGGTGAGACCCGCGAGCTATACCGCCCACAGCCCGCCTGGATCCACAAGCCCGACGTCGACCTACCACGCGAGGCGTTCTACAACAGCATGATCGTTTCGCTCCTGCTCGACGGAAACGCCTTTGTTCGAGTGTTCAGCAACCGTCGGGGCGAGGTCGTCAACCTCACCGTGCTGAACCCGCTGCACGTCGACATCAAGCGGACCGGCATCGGACGCCTCCAGTATGTCGTCCAGGGTGAAGAGCGACCACTCACTGCGGAGGAAGTGATCTTCGTCCCAGACCTAGTCCGACCAGGCACTGTCCGAGGCGTATCCCGCGTCCAGGCACTGAAGGAAAACTTCGGCCTTGCCATGGCGATCGAGAAGTTCGCCGCGACCTTCTTCGGCCAGGGCACCAACATGGCTGGAATCATTGAGTTCCCCGGACAGCTCACCGCAGAGCAGGCTAAAGACCTTGCAGCAGGATTCGACTCACGGCACCGAGGCTGGCGTAAAGGACACAAGACCGGCGTACTGTCCGGCGGTGCAGAGTTCAAACCGACTCAGGTCGAGCCAGAGAAAGCACAGGCGATCGAGGCACGTCGCCTCGCCGTCGAGGATGTCGCTCGAGCGTTCAATATTCCGCCACACCTACTCGGACTGCCCGGCACGAACAGCTACGCCTCGGTTGAGCAGACCAACCTCGCTTGGGTGACTCACGGCCTGCGCCCCATTATTTCCAAGATCGAGGGCGCGATGACGCCACTGCTGCAGCGCTATCCCAATGGCGAGCAGGCTTTCATCAAGTTCAACCTTGACGGTCTACTGCGGGCAGACATCCAGGCGAGGATGAGCGCCTACTCGACCGGACTGCAGGCTGGCTTCCTCACAATCAACGATGTCCGCAGACTCGAGGATCTGTCACCTATGGAGCAGGCCTCGGCAGATAATGTGCGCGTACCACTGACCAACGTCAACATCGACGACTCGCAGGTGTCTGCACTGAAGAACAAAGCGCAGGCTGCCTACCAGCTGGTCATCGCTGGATACAACCCTGCCGACGTGCTGGCCGCGTTCGATCTGCCGGACATGGCACACACTGGACTGCCATCCTCGCAGCTGCAACCAGTCGCCCAGGTGGACGTCGAGGATCCCGAGGCTGCCTACAAGGACGAGGTGCAGTAAATGCCAATCAGTCACGCGCTCCACACACTGAGCAACGTCACTGCCACCCGGATCGTCGGCGCAGACAATATGCCCCACAGTGTCACCCTGCACAACATGACGAAATCCAGCAACGAGTACATTTACTTCGGCGGCGACGACAGTGTCGGCACAGCCAACAGTCCACACATTGATCCGGGCGACACACTCCAGCTTGACCTGGGCCCTAACGACGAGCTGTGGGCGATCAGTAATCCGAACGGACTCGAGGTCGGTGTGCTCGACATCCGAAAAGAAGACTAATGCCCTACTTCATCACAGACCGGCATCCTGACTGCTCTGGCTGGGCCGTCGTCAAAGAGAACGGCGATATGGTCGAGGGCGGCTGCCACACTTCTAAGGACGATGCGATCGACCATATGGTGGCCGCGTCGAGTGGTGAGGGCACGATACCTCAGGGCACTTACGAGGGCGACTTCAGACCGGCAGACATGAGGGCACTCCCAGACAACTATCGACCCGCTACTGCTGAGGATGTCCCAGAGGGCCGAGCGTGCGGAAACTGCCGATTCTTCAATGAGGACATGCTCGACGATGAGGGTCGAGCGTGGTGTGAGCGCTGGGAGGACTACGTCGCTGGCGGCTTCTACTGTAATGCCTGGCAGCCACAGGGCGAGGGCCGTGCAGAGCCCGGCGAGCTCACTGTCGGCGATTTCGTCCAGTGGGACTCATCCGGGGGCACAGCTCAGGGCCGCATCGAGCGGATCGTCACCGACGGGCAGATAAATGTTCCAGACTCTGACTTCACTATCAACGGCACCGAAGACGATCCGGCTGCGCTCATCCGTATCTTCAGACCGTCGGAGGATGAAGATGGCGAGACAGTGTGGAGTCCCACAGACACGCTCGTCGGTCACCGCTTCTCGACTCTGACACTGATCAGTCCACTGCAACGTGACGCCCGTGCAGTCGAACAGCGACAAGTTGATTTGTCGCCGCCCGCCTACATGAGGGCAGCAGCACGACGAGGCCTGCAGTTTGTGTCGGAGGGGCTAGGCGGTGACGGTCTACGCGATCAGACAATCCGTGAGGCGCGAGCTATGGCACAGGGCAACGTCACTCAAGATAAATGGGTTCGACTCCGAGCGTGGATCGCCCGGCACCTAGTCGACCTAGACGCGCCCGCAGCAGATCCAGACAGTGACGACTATCCCTCGGCCGGTGTGGTCGCTCATTTGCTTTGGGGATCCGGCCCGTCGAAACGGGCAGCAGAGCGAGCGCTCGCTTATGCTGAGGGCATCGTTGCTAGACTAGAAGAAGAAAACGCCGACAGAGCAAGGGGTAACAACGTG